TATGTAAAAGTATAGCTAAGAAACATTCTGCAAAGATGTCTTTAGATTATGAGTTAGTACGTTTAAAAGAATGTGCTGGTTTACAACAAAAAGGCTTTATGATACGTCCTGGAACTAGGGTATATCATATTTGTAGTGATGTTATTCCTATAGCTTCATTTATAAAAGAAGTAGAAGCAGAATATCGTAAACTTAATCCACCACCACCTAAAAAGTGGTATCAAAAACTTAACCCATTTAAAAAATGAGTACATTAAATCCTTATAAAGCTCCAGCTACAAAACCAAAAGTACAAACTTCATTGGAACGTTCCCTGGAACTACAAAAGAAAGAAGCTGCAGCTGCTAAAAAGAAAGCAGCAAAATCAAAGTCCGAGTAAACAACTATCCCCTATTAAACAATGATCGTATTAATCAAGCCCATTCTATTCGCCTTCTTGAAGTCAGATTCAGTTAAGCAACTTGTAATTGATTTACTTACTGCTTATGTAAAAAGAACTGATAACAAACTAGACGATCAAGCATTAGAAATTGTAAAAACAAAACTATTTAGTTAAATGGCTGAAACCTTTAATTATGATCCGAAATCAGAAACACTAAAAAAGGTAAGAAATACTAAAGGTCTTACACCTCGGCAGAAAAAAATTAAACTGAAAGAGGATAAGAATCATGGAAGACCATTCAGAGAATATCATGGATAAAGTCAGAGTACTTCCTAAGAAGGCTACTGAAGATAAGTTTAATGAGTTACATAACCTGGTCACTGAAGACTTTCTACAGAGAGTCCGTAGTGGTCAGGCTACTACTCAAGACTTGAAAGCTGCATGTGATTGGCTTAAGACCAATGACATCACAGGTGTAGCTTATGAAGGTAGTCCTCTAGATAAATTGAATAAAATACTACCCACTGTTGACCCAGAACTCGTTCGGAGTAGAATGTATGGCGCCAAAAAGAGCTAAAAATCCTGGGAAAACTTCTAGGTACTATCAATCAAAGAAAGGCCGGAAGTCCTATTTGAAACAGAAGCGTAAGCAAAAGAAGATTAATAGTACAGAAGCTAAAAGAAGGTATCGTAGGCTTCTATCACGTAAACGTAGAAAGTTAGGTATAATGGGTAAAGGCGGTAAAGATGTCTCCCATAAAAAAGGTCGACTAACTTTAGAGATACCAAAGAAAAATCGTGCTCGTGGAGGAGCTAAACGCAAGTAATTATGGCAACAAACTTTTTACAAAATTCCCCAGTTGGTACTAGAGTTTATGATCGTAAAACAAAACAATACTATGTTAAAATAAATAGAGATGGTAGAATCTACTGGAAAAAGCACTTTGGTAGCGGCGCATATTCACTGCTAATAAGTGATAGAGATCATACTAAAGATGAAGTAGGTAAAATTGCTACTACAGTAAGGGGGGATGAGGTACACCAAGCAGATACTGTACCAGATTATATGCAAGGGAAAGGTTTCTGGCAAAGTGATAAGTACTTTACTAAGAAAAATAATTACATAATAAAAGATGGTAAGTATTTTCTACCAAATGGTACTGAAATAACTAATCATAAATTTACAAAAGGCAGTACATACCATATAGATAACTTTGATAATGAAGTAGGTAAAGGTATTAATAATGATATATCAGATACTCAGGATTTCTTAAAATGGAGAAAAAGAAAAAGAGAACACGATCTGATACTATATAATTTAAATACTTGGAAAAAGAAAGGTGAGAAAGAAGGTATTGACTCTAAAGCCTATAACGATGGTACTGACAGAACTATTGGTGATCTGATTACGAATTGGGAAACTCAGCTAAATACATTTGGAACTGTTGAACCTTGGATTGCACCTTCTAAAAGAGATACTAATAACCAAGAAACTGGTGATACTACTTCTCCTGGAACATTAAAACCCCGTATAAAAGAGCCGATAAAGACTAATCAGGATTTACTGAATCTAATGGTTCAAAAACCACAAATAAATCCAAGACATCAAACTAATCTTAACCTCATTGCTTCTAATCCTAACGCTGATACTTTTACTAAAAATCTAGCTGCTGATCTTACTAAAGAAATAGCTAATTTTAATTCAGGAGGTATTTTAACATGACAGGAAGTCATTTAGGTGGTCTTGATGAAGGAGCTGTAGAAGCTAATGAAAGAGAACTACAACGCTTACGTGATGAAAAAGCTAATGAAGATCGTCTAATAGAAGAAGAAAGAATCTTAAATGAAGATCTTCCTGAGATTAGACAAGAACAAGATCTAGAAGAATTCCCTCCATTAGAAAATTTAGAATATTCAGGTGCAGATACTAAATCTGAACATTGGTTATTAAAAAGCTTAGGATGGGTAGGCGATAAAATGGATGCCCTTGATAAAGCTGTAGGTATACCTGGTACAGATTTAGATGTATATCATGCTAGAAGAGCTCCAATTGAATGGTTATCTGAACAACATTTTATTCTAGGTATGGCAGGTGAAATTTTTATACCAGACTCAATTGATATTGCTACTTGGGGTGCCGCTTATATACCTAATAGATTCCGTAAATCTGCTAAATTAATCAAAGCTTATATAAAATCTAAAAGAGCTATGATGTCTGGTGTTGATACTGGTAGAAGTTTCGAACGATTACAAGATTTAGCTAATCCTAAATGGGGTTTACAAATGTCTGCTGCTGATGAATATGCAGAATCTATCTATAAGATGAGTAAAGCTGATGAAGATGCTTTCCTTGAGGGTCAAAAACTTTTAGAAAACATAGATGAAGCTAAAGATATAAAAAAAGGACTTGAAGCACAAACGTTTGCAGAGCTTGATTATTTAAGCAAACACCCTGACATGATGGCTCCAAGACTACATGATCTAGATATAGGAGACTTTAAATTAGGTAATCAACCAGAATATATAGACAAAATTCGAAGTTTAATGAAAGCTTGGAATATGGAAGATGGTGTATTTAAATATGATGAATTTAAAAGATTAACTCATCCTAATGCAGAAGGTATAAAAGAAAAGCTTCCTAGAGAAATGAGGAGGTTTGCAGAACTATTCTTATCACCACAGCAATATAAACAAATATATAGTGCATTTAAGGATTATAAATTAGGTGAACACCAAATATTTAAATCAGAATTTAAAGATTTTTTAAAGAATCTAAAGACTCCCGATGGTCAGCTTAAATTTAAAAACTGGGAATCCTCTGTACAAGTACACCATGTAAGTGGTTTATATGATTCCCTGCCACTATATGATGGTCTTGTATATGATAGTGCAGAATGGTGGGCATTAACTGCAGAATTATTAAGACGTAATGTCAGACCAGGTATTACACAGAAAATGTATAAGTCTGGTTTAATAAAAGGCAATCTTAAAAGTACTATAGGTTGGTCTGGTTCTTCTGATTTACCTCATGGTGTTGCTCATAAATATATATCAGATAAAGCAGGTAAAAGAAATTTATTTGGTGAAGAAGGTGACTCAATTTGGTCTTTAGATGAATTAACTAAGATAAAAAATGATTTTCAATATAGACTTAAAAAAGCTGGAGACTGGTCTGAAATAGTTAATAGATCTGAAGATATTCTTCTCCAAGCTAATGACCAATTTAAATTACTTAATCCTAAAAGTAATCTATCATTTGACGAGGTATTAGAAAAATTAAGTAAATTAGATGATGATGGACTTTTAAATGTCGAGAAGATGGGACATGAATATCAAGTACCTCAAATGGCAGAGTATGTGAAAAAAATAACTCAACAAATGATGGGTGATGATATTACGAGACTTAGGAATGGTCTTATGTCTAATGGTGATTTCTTAGAATACATGGGAAATTCATTTGGTAAAGATAGTGAAGTATATAAACAGTTTATGCAAGTATATAAAGAGATGGGATTAAATATAAAATCTACAGCTAGAGTTAAAAACCCTCTAGAAATTATTAAAAAAATACAAGAGAGAGGTGCTAGTCAAGTAGAATTATTTCCATTAGAAAGGTCACTAAGAAGAACCATTAAAAAAAAGTATACTAAATGAATAACTCTTTAGCATTACTACAACAAGACTTTAAGCTTTTCCTTCAGGCATTATGGGAAGAGCTTGGTCTACCCTCTCCAACAAGAGCTCAATATGCAATTGCTGATTACCTTCAACATGGTCCCAAGAGGCTTCAGATTCAGGCCTTCCGAGGTGTTGGTAAGTCTTGGATTACTGGTGCTTTTGTGTTATGGACATTATTTAACGACAGTGAAAGAAAAATAATGATTATATCTGCATCTAAGGAACGTGCAGATAACATGTCAATTTTCCTACAAAAACTAATTATTGAAACTAAATGGCTAAATCATCTCAGACCGAAAGCAGACGATTCACGTTGGAGTCGCATCAGCTTCGACGTCGCCTGTTCTCCTCACCAAGCCCCAAGCGTCAAAAGCGTGGGTATCACTGGTCAGCTAACAGGAAGCAGAGCCGATTTAATGATATTAGACGACATAGAGGTTCCTGGAAACTCCATGACGGAGTTCATGCGTGAAAAACTTCTTCAATTATGCACGGAAGCAGAGTCAATTCTTACCCCCAAAAGCGATAGCCGTATTATGTATCTCGGGACTCCTCAGACTACTTTTACTATTTATCGTAAGTTGGCAGAGCGTTCGTATCGTCCCTTCGTTTGGCCAGCAAGATACCCAAGAAAAGATAAACTTAGTCAATACGAAGGATTACTAGCTCCTCAAATCCAAGAAGATTTGGATATGGGTGCTCAAGAATGGGAATGTACTGACCCTGATAGATTTGATAATAACGACCTAGTAGAACGTGAAGCATCTATGGGTCGTTCTAACTACATGCTTCAATTCCAGCTAGATACTAGCTTAAGCGATGCAGAGAAGTTCCCTCTTAAGATGGCTGATTTGGTCGTCACTAGTGTTAATCCTACTGAAGCTCCCGAGAATTGCATATGGTGCTCAGACCCAGCAAATGTCATCAAAGACTTACCTACAGTCGGCCTCCCAGGAGATTATTTTTACTCTCCGATGCAACTTGTTGGAAACTGGGGAGATTACTCCGAAACAATTTGCAGCGTTGACCCGTCGGGTAGAGGAACAGACGAGACGGCTGCAGCGTTTCTATCCCAACGAAACGGTTTCATATACTTGCATGAGATGCGAGCATACAGAGACGGGTACTCTGACAATACCCTGTTAAACATTTTAGATGGTTGTAAGAAATATGGTGTTACTAAATTAGTTATTGAAACTAACTTTGGTGATGGTATAGTATCTGAATTATTCCGTAAACACTTATCTTCTCGTAGACAACCTGTAGATATAGAAGAAGTAAGAGCTAATGTTAGAAAAGAAGACCGTATTATTGATTCTCTTGAACCTATCCTTAATCAGCATAGATTGGTGGTTGATAGAAAGGTTATAGAATGGGATTATAAATCTAATCCAGACGCAGCTCCAGAAGAAAGACTCATATACATGCTATTCTATCAAATGAGTAGAATGTGTCGTGAAAAAGGAGCTGTTAAACATGATGATAGATTAGACTGTTTAGCTCAAGGCGTTAAGTACTATACAGATGCCCTCTCAATAAGCGCAACTGAACAGATTAAGCTAAGAGAGCGTGAAGAGTTTAATGACATGCTAGAAGCCTTCCTAGACGACCCTCAGAGCTCTGCTAACCATATAGTGTTAGGTATGAATTTAAAACAAAGAAAAGAAGCTAGAGGTAAAGAAACTGGAAAGCCTCTCCCCACCTGGGTTTAACTGCAATCACGCACCTATACAGGGGAAGGGAAGGGTGGACCCTACCCCTCAAGAGGGAATTCGTTGATCTCACGACCAACTCTTCCCTCTTCTTAATATCCTCTGATTGGATATTTCTAAGACACCACCATAAACCTCCCATGACTGCCCCTAAACAATTAAAACAGCGCTATTATTATATATTCTGGTCTATAGCTACTCTAGCTGTAGTAACTGGTCAAATATACATAGCTACTTCTTATAACCATTTAGCTAAAGCTTTAGAAGCTAATCTACTATGAAGTTAATAGAAAACTTCTTACCTGAAGATGACTTCTTAAACATTAAACAAGCTTTATCTTCTAATGAATTTAATTGGAATTTTAACGACACTATAGCTAGTGCTAACTCTAACCCTGATAACTTCCAATTTGTTCATAACTTCTTTACTATAACTAACCCTTATCTAGAAAAACCTCAGTCTAATAAGTCTCATATACTTAAACCCCTTCTCTTAAAACTTCAACCACTTCATTTATTAAGAGTTAAAGCTAACTTAAGACCTAGAACAGATAAGCATATCTTATCTAACTTCCATATTGACTTAAACTTAAAACAAACTACAGCTATATTTTACCTTAATACCTGTAACGGTTATACTCTCTTTGAAGATAATACTAAGATTTTCTCTATAGAAAACCGTATCCTTATCTTTGATGGTAGTCTAAAACACTGTGGAGCTTCCTGTACTGATCAAAAACGTCGTATACTTATTAATATTAACTATATCCCTGGTATTACTAACGAAAATATACCGTATATACCCTCTTAAATTTTCACATAATTTTCTGAGGGGTATTAACGACGACGGGCGCGCGCAAGTTCCCCCAAAGGCCTTTGAAAAAACGCAACAAGGACGTAGTGCAACTGGGACGTAGTTATAAATAAGAACTAATCAGTATTATATTTATTTATTTCTGTAGAAATGAAGAGATCTGTAGCGATTATAAATAGAATCACAATCAGAATGGTACAGTAATAAACTGATAGACTCAGTAGACTTAGAATGAATGAGTATTAATACCGATACGATATAAGATGAGCCGAGCTATAGTAATAGTATCAAGAGAAGACAACAGTCTATCACTTGGTTCTCATGATAGTCTCAATGATACTGTCTTGATCTGCTGACAAAGCATTGCAAGATGATCAAGAGAGGCTATAATGAAAGAGTAAAGGGAAGATTGATTGAGCTTAAGTTACTAGTGAACTTCTTCTCTTTACATTATAAGAAAGATAATCATTCAATACTATGAGAAATCTTCTATAAACTAAGTTAGAGCTTACTGCTTATTAATCACTGTTTAATTGTTATTAATCAAATTGATAAGAGGTTTAATAAAGTGAATACTTACTGCTTTATAGATTGTCACCATTGAGAAGTTGTATTTGAAAGTTATTAATTATGCGAACAGTTATTAACAATGCATGTGTTATAGCTGGCATAATTGTACTAATTAATTGTGCATGATTAGTTAGGCCATAATTAATAATGACAAGATCTTTTATCTTTCTTATTCTTATTAACAATTAATTTTATTTAATTATTATTATTATTTTTAATTAATTCACAATCGCACGCCCAACCCTAATATAATAAGGCAAGGACGCAGTTGGTGCTATAGTTTAACGGTTAGAACCTGTGTCTGTCTAACACAAGGTCGCAGTTCAATTCTGCGTAGCATCGTAGCCTACGGGCTTAACACTAAACAAGGATGTAAACTATGAGAGGATATGATGAAATCATTGAAGCCTATGACAAGGAAACAATGGAAGAAATCGTTACTCATGGCTG